ACTCATAAATCGTTCTCATTTCGTCAGAGATATCGCTCACTTAATCGTCCCCTTTCTCCAGATGTACAGTGCAAATCGTTTTTCCTTCGTTGTCATATTTAAATTCCACTCTATCCACGGATACCCTCGGCTCATATGTCTCAACTACTTCTACCACATCCGTCGCATAGTCATTCTCCAGCTCTGGCGGAATTTGTGATAAGGAATTCCACTTCAATCCCATCCCCCTGGCTAATGGGACAGAATTCTTCGGAATGCGAAACAGATTTCGAAGGTTTCTTCGGATATCTCTTATCTGGCCTTCTGCAAATTCTTCTGAGAATTCATATTCAGTTTGCACCATCATACCCCCTTAATAATATTCCGTCATGGTGACGTCAATCTTCAT